GGCAGTTGCCGGTAATGTGGTAATGGATGTGAAATTTACTGATTCTGGAAGAACATCAACAGCTTCATGCACATTTTTATGTGTGCCGGATACAATCAGCGGAGATCCTTTCGGAGCAAGTACATATTATAACCCTATATCAGAACTTATTGAACAGGGTGAACAGATTATTGATGAAACAGATGATAATAGGCTGATGTCTGAAGGATATGCCAGAGGTACCCAGGACGGTGAAGAGGTTGGTCCGGGATCTCCATATTATCACAACAATGCAAAGTATTACATGGAACAGAGTTCCGAAGTATCTAATATCACTTGGGATAGGGTACAGAATAAGCCTTTCAGCACCATAGGTAACAATCTTACCGTAGACCAGAACGGCGCACTTAATGCTTCAGCTGGATTAACTAACTTATCTGAACTTTATGATGTAAACATAAACGGCCCTGCAAATGGACAGGTATTAGCATATAACGCTGTTACTCAGAAATGGATTAATTCAAGTAGCGGCGGCGGTGGATTGCTTCCACATCTTATTGTAACTACAACCACAGGTTCAACAGTAACAGCCACAAAAGGATTAACAGTAGTCACATTAACCGAAACCTCAACAGGTCAGTTTGAAGCTGATATACCTGAGTTCGGAACATGGAATATTGAAGCAAGTTTAAGCGGTTCAACAGCTACATATACATTAACAGTTGATACGGTCAAGATCTATACAGTAAGCCTGGGATATTTTAATGCAACTATTACAGTTACATTTCCGTCAAATTCAACCTGTTCATGTGGTAAAACAGGAGAAACCCCTCAGACCGCAAGTGTATCTCCACACACTTTCACGGTTCATTCAGTAGGTATCTATACAATCACTGCGACTGATGGAACACATACAAAGAGTGATACAGTAACCATTACCACAGATGGTCAGACTGAAAGTGTAACACTGTCTTATGTACCGGATGGATCTACTGTGACACCTACGGATGATATTCAGATATGGCTTAATTGTGCGGATATATACGATAAGACTTCTTACACAACTTTATCAGATATACTCAATGACACCACAACGTTATCAACCTTAATTAACGATAACAATGCAGTGGATTATATGGTGCGGTCAACAACGTGGGCTAGTGGAACTTGTGCAGATTCAACGGCTATGAGTTATATTGGCCTAAATAATTACTGTGCTAATACGTTATTGACTGATAACGATTGGCTAACAGCAATTTGTAATTCAACTTACTTTGAGTCGGTGTTAAATGTTAAAGTGCCGACTATGACAAGCAATACGGCTCCGAGTGGGGAGTGCTTTGGTAGTTCTGTATATGATGCCAGTGTTGGTTATTATGAAGCATTTGACGGATTGTTAACTATATCAAATGAATGGGCAAGTGCAAGCAATGATAATGTTGGTGCTTATATCGGTTACATTTTTACATCTCCCGTGAGAGTTAATAAAGTAACGCTTTATAACAGTACATACGATAATAATGCCAATATAGTTGGTGCTTTCAAACTACAAGGCAAACTAAACGATAATTGGATAGATATTACACCAACGGCTTTATCAGCAGACTCAGGTTCAAATGAGTACATTGTACCGAATACTGAAAGCTATTCAGCAATAAGAGTATATGTAACGCAGAACAAGAATGCTAAAACACCATTTAATGTCAACGTATGGGAGCTTCAGTTCTACGGCAGACAAGATGTATAAAAAGTATCGGTGGCGGAATAAGTAGACGCTTATCAGTTAGAGAGTAAGATGATTACAGATGTCTCTCAATATCATCATATAGGGTGCAAATCCCTATCCGATACGCAAGAAAAACTACTCAATCCAAGTTTTACGCAACGGCATTGAAAGATGTTAGTAGCGGTTTTAGAGGATTGAACATAAGGAGGAAACAATGGCAGAGATAACTATAGAAGAGTTAGCCAAAAGAGTGACTAACCTCGAAAGAAACTTTTCAGCTCTTATCAATACGATTAACATCAACAAAGGCTATACAGATGCGGATCTTAACGGTGTAAGAGCTGGTGTGAATAATCTTACTCCATACACAGAAACCAAAGAAGCATATATAGGTGATACAGAAGTAATTTTTAATACGGATGTATCCGGGAATCTTTCGGTGTATGTTGTAAATTCAGAAGGCAATGCTCCTTCATACACAGCAACAAGGGCAATAGACCACATTAAAGTGGTCTTTGATAGTCCGCTGGAAACAACGGCAAAAGTAACTATATCAATTCAGGAGGTTTAACACATGTTCAATTCATTTAGAATCACAGTATTCACAATCAACCAGAGCGGTGGAGAAGCAGAGTTTACTACAAGAATTGAGGACGAACAGGAAGCCGTTCTCAAGTTCCATTCGGAGTGTTCTAAATACGGTGGCAATGCACAGACCGCTTATTGTACCGTAATGCTTTTTAGTAAGACAGGTGGCCTTATGAGATCAGAATCATTCTCGCAGCCGGCACCCGTGGAAGAATAAGGTCATAAACGCTTATAGCGTATGACATAATCCTTCTTTAAAGTGGCTAGGCTGTCCGTCCCCTTAGATAATTTCCCCTATACACAACAAGCAAACAAGGGCGGCTTAGTCACTTACAAGGACACAACAAAATAAAAGGAGAAGTGAAAATAATGGAATTGCTAATTAAAGCAAGTCAGGTAGCAGGAGCAATATTGGTAATTGGCGGTTTTGCGTGGAATATTTGCTTGAATTTTATGAAGTTCAAAATGTATGACAAAAGGATTAAAGCATTGACAGCTGAGCAATGTTTGCAGACGCGAGTGCTTGATGCTATTTTAGATGGTCTTGAACAATTAGGATGCAACCATTCAGTGCCGGACGCAAGAAAAGACGTTGGTGCTTTCAGAGACGTATTAACCGCAAAAAAAGAGTTAAATGACTTCTTAAGAGAAAGAGCACACGAGGTCAATGAATTATGAGAATAATTCTAATATATATTGCATGTATTTTAGGCATTTTGGCCTTTATCGTATTATTGAATCTATTTGTTGTTGTAACTATGTGGTTACTATCAGATATTGAACATGAATACAAAAAGAACAGGAAAAATAAGTAAACAGAAAAAACTTGCAAAGCTCACTAAATTCTTACTTGGTAGCATTGCAATTATATTGATATATAGCATTCTGGAGTTTATCTGTTCGATAATAACCGGAATGACGCATGACACTTTAACAACGTGCATATTCGCATTCTTTGGAACAGAGTTAGCCTCATGCACGTTGGTTAAGATTTTTAACATTATTAAGGAAAAAGGAGAGAAAAACAATGACAGTAACATTAGTAACTTTTAGTTTATTATTTGCCGGCGGTAGTTTGGCAGCAGGCTTATTAACAGAAGCAATCAAAAAGTGGTATGAGAATGCAGGCAAGGACTATTCATCAAATGCAATAGCACTTGCTAACGCTATCATTGTGGGCGGCTTTGGTACTGCAATAGCCTATACTCTTTCAGATATACCTTGGACAGTTGATAACATAATCTGCCTTGGTCTTATGATTGTAGCCATATGGGTAGGAGCTATGATCGGATATGACAAAGTTGTCCAGATGCTTAAGCAGTTAGCAGAATTAAAAGAGAAAGAGGTCAAGAAAGATGCCAATAACGAAGCAGCAGATAATTAACAGAGCTTTAGGAGAGGTTGGTGTTAAGGAATATCCTCCGAACAGTAATAAAGTTAAATATAATACCTGGTATTATGGAAAAGAAGTAAGCGGTGCAGCGTATCCTTGGTGTATGACGTTCATTCAATGGGTATTTAAGGACAGTGGCTTACTTCCTATTAAGACCGCTAGTTGTTCGGCTTTATACAATGAGTTTAAGAAACGCGGGCAGATCGTGACGAATCCAGAGCCGGGAGATATAGTGTTTTTCAAATGGAATACATCAAATTATCCTTGTCAGCACGTTGGGTTAGTGTTATCGGTTGGTGGTAGTGCTATAATATCTATCGAGGGTAATACGTCCATTAACAGTAACGATAACGGTGGTTCAGTTATGAGACGTTCTCGGCCCCGTAACAAGTCCATTGTCGCTTATGCTAGGCCGAAGTGGGAGAATGTTCCATTAACGGAAGACAAGCCCGTTACAAGCCCTAAAAAGACCGTTGACGAGGTTGCTAGAGAGGTTATAAAGGGCAAATGGGGTAGCGGTGCGGATAGACGTAAGAAATTAACCGAAGCGGGATACAATTACGCAGAGATTCAGAACAGGGTAAATCAGATTCTTAAAGGAAAATAACACCAGATATTTTCAAAACTTGTCAGTAAAATTGTCAGCGATTTTTGTAAACCCGCATAAACACTAGGGTTTTGCAGGGTGAGGTCACGGGTCCGATTCCCGTTATCAGCTTAATTAGAAAAGGGCTTGAAACTACTAGATTTAGCGGTTTTAAGCCCCTTTTTTATTGCATTTCTTTAAGTCAAATTATAAACGAATTAATCACTAAAATAACGTGTGGTTATAAAAAAGTTGTCAGTAAAGTTGTCAGTACGAATTATCGGACTATAGCAACGAATCCGCAATTCTACGTTGTTCTTCCCTATTTCTGTCTAATGAATGTCTATACACTCTTTTTGTAGTTGAATCGGTTGAATGTCCAACAGCTCTCATAATCTCAACGTCAGGCATTCCCAAAGAATGAGCATACGAGACGTAAAAATGTCGTAAATCGTGCAATCTGAATCGCTCTATACCGAGTTTGTCTTGTGTCCGGTGTAATGCTCTTAAAATATTCCCCGGAAAGCCCTTATAAATATACCCCCTCCCCCTTATCTCTGCAGCAAGTTTATCTGGAATGTAAATCTGACGCACACTTGCTACAGTTTTAGGCATATCTTTAACAACTAAAAGATTATCTTTATTTGTCACCATACCCTTGTTAATAGAAAGAATATTTCCGTCAAGATCATTAATAGTCAGAGCCACAATCTCACTTTTTCTCAATCCGCAGCAAGCTAATTGAATAGGAATATGGTATTCGGTGTCTTTTAATTCTGTTAAAATCGCCATAACTTCTTCTTTAGTTGGAAGAGTAATGTCTTTCGGTATACGTTTAGGCAATGTTACATTGATTCTAAAATTCGGTCTATACATCTTAAGTACAGTTATCAGGAATCCATTTAAGTTTTTAACCGATTTAGGACTATGATTAATAGAATAGTCATTTATACACCGTTGAACGTCAGATTGATCAATATCGCTTATGTTCATATTAAGAATCCACTCCGGAAACATTCCGATAAGCTGTTTATAGGAACGAATCGTAGAGGGTGATAGCACATTCTCTTTAATAGAAAGATACTCTTGCATATATCCCCTCAATTTGCCCTTATTTTTCGCCGTTATCCCCTCTGTATTGTACGCGTCATACAATTTAGCATTAACTTCCTTATCGGTCGGTTTTCGGTCGAAATAGAGGGTGTATGAGCGTCCCTTGTATTGTTTGCGGACACGGTATGAGTTTTTACTTATTTGTTCTATCTTCATAGGTTAATCGTCCAGATTCATAAATTCAAATTCTAAATCATCATCTATATCACTACTTAATGGGCCGTCACTAATAGACTTAACAGGAATGTTATATGCGTTACGTTTAGGCGGTTCAGACATAGCGTTTTGCATTTTCCTAGCGTAAGCCAAAAGACGAGAGGGTGTTTTAATGTCTGTTAGTCCGATTATATAATCAAGGCTAACATTGTAATATTTGGCAAGTAGCCGTCCTGTAGAAAGACCGGGATCTACTTTTCCATTTTCCCAACGTGATATTTGGCTAGTATTCAAGTTCTGATTAAAACGATAATTAAAGTCTTCACACATCATTTCCATTGTTAATTGATGTTCTATCCTTAATTGTTTCAACCTATTCCCAATAATATTATCCATAAGGTTTTCCTCCCTTCTTATTAATATATCGGTGCTATGCAAAAATTATATAATAAAAATTTAAAAAATGCTATTGCATATTTGCAGAATTAATGCTATAGTTTCAATAGTGATTAAGAGAAACCACAATATATAGAGAGGAGGGACTAGATATGGATTGCAGACGTTTCAAGGGTTATATGGCAATAAACAACATTAAGCAGACAGAAATAGCCGAATTACTTGATATCAGCATTCAGAGTGTTAACAAGAAAGTTAACGGCAAAGAAGATTTCACATTGCCACAGATCAGGACGTTATGTCAGCATTTCGGCATTAGTGCAGATGATTTTTTTGTTTAAAATCTGCATATATGCAGAAAGAAACAAGCATTCAGAGCAAAGCGAGAGGTATTTAAAATGCCGAGAGTAGACGCACTAAAAGACAACTACAGACAATATGACACAAGCCAACTAATCAGAGGTTTTCAAGCGAGAGAGGGTAAGACACAATCCGAAATGGCAGAAATATTAGGAATAAGTCAGCCCGCATATCACAAGAAGTTAGTCAATGTTGAGTTCTCGTTAAGGGACATACAACGGCTTTATATCCCACTTCATTTATCAAGAGACGAGATTGTATGGCTTGTAACAGGAAAGGAAACGGAATGAAGTATGAGAAAAACGGACATTGTAACAGGTATCGGATTTTTCACTACACTTGTAGGATTCGCGGGACTAGCGGAATCATTCTCCGGCAATGGTAAAACACCTATTGCTATGGGAATAGTAGCTATCGGAATCCTCTTGTGTGCTAGTCAGACAATGGGAGAGTGGATAAATGAGATTAAAGATAATAGCGGTATTAATGCTTCTTATCCTTGCTATCTCGACTTTAAACGTAAGAGCAGAAGATAACACACCTGTTCTGATTAAGGCACACGCGACAGCCTATTGTCTTCCCGGCAAGACGGCAAGCGGTACAGAAGTCAGAGAGGGTATATGTGCAATGTCAGACCTGAATTTGATAGGTATGACCGCGGTTGTGTATCAGAGAAACCCAGACGGAACTATTGGAAGTTATATCGGCACCTATGAAATAGAAGATACAGGGTGTTCGGATAACGTGATTGATGTTTGGTGTACCGAGGAAGATTGTCAGGGCTTTATGGATAAGGTCTATGAGAATGGCTGCAAGGGCAAGGTATTTGTCCAAATAGTGGACGCAAAAGGTTAAGAGAGGAGGAAAACTGTAATGATGAGTGAATTAGAGTATGAAAGATTCGTTGATACCGTTAAGGGAATGTCGGACGAGAAGAAGCAGATAGCATTACGTCAAATGCCTGACAAGATGTTGTGGGACGAATTGTATAACCGATATGAAGAGACTAAAGCTTCATTAGACGGCATTAAGAATGCGTTAAATCAGTAGGGAGGATATTAATGGAAAGGATAAGTAATTCTGAATATAGGAAGAGAGAGGGTGTCAGTAGGTCGGAATTAAATGTGATTCTACAGAAAACCCCTATGCACTTCTTATATGAACAAATGACACCAAAAGAAGATACACCGTCATTGTTATTCGGTAGGGCGGTACATAAGGCCATATTGGAACCGGAAAGTTTCTTTGATGAATTTGTGGTTGGTATCAATGTTGACAGGCGAACAAAAGAGGGTAAGGAAGAGTGGCAGAGATTCGTAGATTCCGTTAATGGAAGAGACATTATAACCCCGGAGGACTTCGAAAAGATTAAGGGAATGAAAAATGCCATTGACCGAGATTGCCTAGCGGGTAATTTCTTAAAAGGCGAACATGAATTATCTTTCTTCTGGACAGATGAAATGACCGGAGAAAAGTGCAAAGTGAGACCTGATTGTATCGCAGAGGTTGACGGAAGAAAGTATCTAGTTGACTACAAGACAACTGATTCCTGTGCGGACGGTGCGTTTGAAAGGTCAGTTAGGAAGTACGGTTATAAGTTTCAAGCGGGTATGTATAGAGAGGGCTTCTTCCAGAACACATTTGAAGATGTCGGCTTCGTATTTGTAGCTCAAGAAAAAACCGCCCCCTATGCACCTAGAGTATATGTCTGTACGGAAGAGTTTGTCAACGAGGGTTATGACCTATTCAGAGAGGCAATCGGTATTTATCACGAATGCAAGGTTAAAAACCATTATTGGGGCTATGAGGGTCCGGATAATGAAGTGTCTGAATTAATAGAGGAGGGAGATTGAGAATGTTAGATAGCTTTATCAAAATAATTGACCCTAATTTTATATCGGCTGAACTAATCGGAACAGCCGGGGCGGAAAAAGTTGTAACAATTACCAATATCGATTTTGCGGAATGCTATGACGAACAGACAAAGCACAAGGTTAGTAAACAGACCGTCTTTTTTGAAGAGTCCTTACCCCTTGTTCTTAATAAGACAAATGCTAAAGCTCTTAAAAGGATATTTTCACCTAATGACGATGATCCGTCAAAGTGTATCGGTCACAAGGTTAGATTGTGCGTGGAATCCATTAAGGCATTCGGTAAGACGGTAGACGCAATCAGAATCAAAGAGTATTCCGAAGAAAAGTGTTCTGATTGCGGTAAAGCGATAATGCCCGCAGCGGGAAAATCAGTAGCGGAGTTAATTGAGATATCAAAGAGGAATTGCGGAAGGCAGTTGTGTTTGAGCTGTATGCAGAAGGTAGCAGCAGAGAAGGAAAAATAAATGGAAGAAGTATGGAAAGACATCAGTACTGATTATCAGGTAAGTAGTTTGGGCAATGTGAGAAGTCTCACTTTGTGGAATGGTCACAAATATGTCAGGAGAGACAATCCCAAAATACTCAAACAGACTTTATCCACAACAGGATATTTGAAAGTAAAAATCCGAATAAACGGAGAAAAGAAAGATTATAAAGTTCATAGGTTAGTCGCAAAAGCTTTCATAGAATCTGTTGATGGCAAGGAATTTGTCAATCACATTGATGGTGATAAAACAAACAATTCTGTTTCAAATCTGGAATGGTGCAATCGTAGTGAGAATATGAAACACGCTTATGGAACAGGATTGATTGTAAGGCACAAAAAACCAAAACCAATAAAGCCACCACTCAACAAGTATCACATTCCCAAAGAGCAATTTAAGGCAGATATTTTGTCTGGAATGAGAAATGTGGATGTTGCAAAAAAATATGGATGTACAAGGCAACTTGTTGGAGTAAGGAAATATCAAATTAAGAGAGGAGAATATTGATGCTGAATCGAATTATACTACAAGGTCGTTTGGTTAGGGATATAGAACTTAAGGATGTTGGTGGATTTGCAATGGCAGAATTTACTGTGGCATGGTCAGAGAAGTACAAAGACATTGAGAAGAAGTGTTTCTTGAGATGTGTCGCTTGGAGATCTACGGCAGAGTTCCTTCAGAAGTATTTCAAGAAGGGTCAGGAGATTCTCATAGAGGGCCGTATGGTAACAGATACGTGGGAAAAGGACGGACAGAAGCAGAGTAGAACATACTGCCTTATCGAAAAGGTTAATTATTGCGGTTCAAAGAGTTCTACAGGTAATTCCGCTAATGAGAATCAACCTAGTTCCGATTTTGTCAATATTCCTGACGGTATTAATGAGGAATTGCCATTCGAATGATTATCGTGGATTCCAGAGAAAAGAAGTATAGCCATATAGAGGAATATTTCAAAGCTAACGGTATCGAATATAAGGTTAAGAAGCTTGATGTTGGTGATTATATGAATACCGATAACCCGTCCGTTGTAGTTGACCGTAAGGCTAATTTACAGGAAGTGTGTAGTAATTTGAGTTCCGGTAAAGAAAACTATTCAAGGTTTATCAGAGAATGTAAAAGGGCTTTTGAAAGTCGCATAACGCTGATTGTCTTAATAGAGGGTACAAAGTATCGAGATCTATCGGAGATCAACCAATGGAAGAGCAAATATTCAAGGCACACGGGACGCTGGTTAAACGGCGAAATGTTTCGTCTAACTATGGCATACGGTGTAAAGTGGCGATTATGCCGTAAGAATGAAACCGCAAAGATAATTTTGGAGTTATTAAAGGAATGACAAAAGAAGAAATATTGCAATCGGTTCGAATAATAGACCTATTAGCGGAATATGGTGTCAAGGTTAACCGTCAGGGTATGTGTTCGTGTCCTTTTCATAAAGACCGTCACCCTAGTATGAAAGTCTATCCGAAAACAAATAGTTATCATTGTTTCACTTGTAACGAGACGGGAGACATATTCAGCCTAGTTCAGAATATGGAAAATTGCTCTTTTAAAGACGCGTTTCTTAAGCTGGGCGGGACATATAAACAAATGGACAATAAAGCCCGTGAATTAGCTAAACGCAGCCGAGAAAAGGCAAGATTAGAACGTGAACGTCAGGAAAAGGCTGAACGTGATATGAAGCGGGAGTTATACCGTGCAATTACGATAGCAAGGTTAGGCACGAAGATATTTGTTCCGTTAACAGAGGATTGGATTTTATGTACCAACGCATTACAGAAGTTCTTATATTATTCGGACAATTTAGAGGAGGGAGGTGTAAACAAATTAGATGTATATAGAAAATGTCGAAAGTTTAGACAGTTCTTCGGTATTAAGCTCGGAGCTTTTTGACGAATTATTCTCATTGCCGACAGAGGTTGAACGAATCGAAGCTTCTCTTCCGATAATGGAAAAAGCCAAAAAGTTAAACGTTAAGTCGGCTTGGGATAAGCTCTACAAGGCCAGAGAAAAAGAGTTCAAACAATGGGAAAAAGAACAAAAGGCTCTTGCTAGAAAGAACGAAACTAATAAAACACCGAATGTCACCAACTTCAAGACTTTAAAAGATAAACAGTTAGTTTGCGGTGATTGGGTCGCAGATGATAACGGTATCTGGATACACACCGATAAGGGAATATCCCTTGCGTGTTATCACCCTATATATCCGGTGCGAATCTTAAGGAACAGCGAGACAAAGAAATATAAGGTCGAGCTTGAATATGTGGTTCGTGGTGTTATTAGAAGAACATTAGTAGATCGTGAAGTGATAGCAAGTCCGAGGAGTATTATAAAGCTTGCTAACGATTCAGTTATGGTAACTTCCATTAACGCACCATTCCTAGTGAAGTTCTTATCAGATATAGAATCGTATAACTCGGATTTAATTGTCGAGTACGCTTCAACAAGTAGGCTTGGCTGGATAAAGGATATTGATAGTAACGGAGAAACCGCGAGAAAGTTTCTTCCCTATGACAAGAAAGATATCATTTTCGACAACGAATCCGCTTTTACTAGGCTATTTAATTCTGTTAAGGCGGTCGGTAATAGGGATAAGTGGTTCAAGGTGGTTAAGGATATCAGGGCTAGAGGGCAGATTGAAGTTCTCATTAATATGGCTGCTTCTCTTGCTTCAATCCTAGTCGAACCATGCGGGGCTTTACCGTTTATCGTCTCATTATGGGGCGGTACAGGTATAGGAAAGACCGTTGTACTAATGTTAGCAACGTCAATATGGGCTAACCCAGAAGAGGGAGCTTATATGACAGACGCAAAAGCAACAGCGGTCGCAATGGAAGTCAGATTAAATGTTCTGAATAGTTTACCTATGTTAATAGACGATATGGCACAAGTAAAAAATCAGTATGATGAGGATTTTTCTCAATTAATATACCGTTGGTGTGCCGGAATCGGTAAAGATAGGTCAAATCAGAACATGGGACTACAAGCCACAACGTCTTGGCATAATTGCACTATTACTAACGGAGAAAGGTCTCTTGTAGACGAAACAACGCAAGGTGGAGCAATTAACCGTGTTATTGATATCGAATCGGACGGATCTGTTTTATTTGACGGCGAAGAGGGTAATAGAGTGGCCCAGATATTAAAGTCAAATTACGGTTGGCTAGGCGGTGAATTTGTTGAAATTATCGAGCAATTAGGTGATGAGGTAACAGATATCTACGGCGGTTTTATTAAGAAAATCAAAGAGATAACAAAAGATTCGCCTAAAGAGGACAAACAGATTAACCCTATGGCTTTAATATTAAGTGCTGATTATATTTCTGAAAAATATATCTATCAGGACGGAATAACACTTGATATTGAAAGGTGCTGCAGCTATTTAAAGAACAAAGGTGAGGTATCGGAGCATAAAAGAGCATACGAATACATTAAAGGTTTTATCGCTTCTAATGGAAAGACGTTTATATCTGCAACCGGAGACGAGGTAATGTCACCGTCTACTAATGGAAAGTGGATAGATGATAATACGATAGCGATCATTGGTTCTACATTCGACAAGATTATGAAGCAAGGCAACTTCCAGAGTAAAGCTTTTCTGTCATGGGCTGCTAAACAAGGGCTAATAGAAACCGATAAACAAGGCAATCTTAAGAAAAACAAAAAGATTGACGGTGTTTCGGTCAGGTGCGTAATTCTTTCTATTAGAGATGAGAATTATGATGTTCCGCAAGATTTTTCAGATGTTGACCTATCAGATATACCGTTTTGAGGTTACAAGGTTACAAAGTTACAAAAAGAAACAAGAGAGTTGCATAGAAAATAAAAAAAATAAAAAAAGTTTTTATACTTATTTTTTTCTCCTATATAGGGGGTTAAAAATTTCTGTAACTTTGTAACTTTACCGATAAGCGTGTCAACCATGCGGGTTTTACGGTTACAAACGCTTGTAACTTTTTGTAACTTTTGTTACCTAGTTATTAATTTATACTTATTATGTAAACTATAAGGAGATAAATGTATGAATAAAGATACATTAAGTATCATATATGCTCTTATGTCAACCTATTGGAAATTCATCAAGAAATATCACGGCCTTAATCAGAATAGTAGCCCAGACGAATGGGACGAGTTCACAAGTGAGGGCTGCGTTATCGGAGAGATGTATAAAGACAACGAAGCCGTTAGTAGATTTAACCGGGCTATCATTTTAGCTTGTATCGGATTGATTGAAAGTTCCGCTAGGGGACAGATTGGAGAGATTAAGTGAGGGGATATGTAAAGTCACCGTGTTTAAAGAACGGAGTTGATTGTCCTTATCGGAATGTAACTCTGGAATATAACTGTCATACAACGTGTCCGGAGTATTTAGCTTATCAAGAAACGAATCGGATCGCGATTAAAACCGAGAATGAGGGACGTAAAGTTGCAGCGGATATCAAGCGGGTGGCAATGAAGTCTATAGCTAGTTCGGTTAAGAGGAGAAATAAATAAATGGGAGTTAGATATGAAAATCAATGTGTTGATTGTCCACCCGAATCGGTGGTCTGCACAAAACCATATTGCCGTTATTGGAATGTACCTATCTGGTTCTGTGATAAATGCGGTGAAGAAAACGTAACATTGTATGAGGTAGACGGAGAGGAATTGTGCCTTGATTGTGCGATTGAACGGCTACCGATTGTGCATAAGGAGTAAGGTATGGATAAGAACGAAGAATATACAGAAATCAATAACCCTTGCTATCACTGTTATATCGGTGCTATTGGAGAATGTTCTATGGTAGGGTGTAGATATTTACCGATGAGTTGGTCGCAAGATTTAGAAAGTAAAACAGTTGAGATAGCGCAAGGAACTTGATTTCGCACGAATGATAAAGGAGTAGATATGACATACGCAGAAAGAAAGCAGATTGAGTATCTTAAACAAAGAAAAAACAATTTAATAGACGAGTTCATTGGTGCTTGTAAAGAGATTAACAATCAGATTAAAGAGGTTAAAAGCGGTGAATGGGCTAAAGAGGTTGCAGATAAGGAGTGAGATATGAAAGTCAAAATATACGAATACAAAGATAAGGTTCAAGAAGTAAATCTCGACCTAACACCAACAGAAGCACTTATAGTTAATCAGGCTATGAGAAGATATGCAGAAGATGAAGAAGTCAAAGAAATGGACAGAATCATTATGAAGCAGATGTTGGAAGTTGAACCGACAGTTATTGATATGAAATGGGAAACCATAGAAGAGGAACCGTGCATTGAACCGTTAGAGCGACTTGCGGAATCGGCATCAAAAACGGCAAAGGTATTAGAAAGATTAAAGGTATCAGAGCAAGAGCCTATAGAAGTCGAAGCCACAAAATTACAGATGGCATACAACGAAGGGTTTGAGGATTGTAGAAAGGCGGTGATTGATGAATTAAAAAAGTGGGATTGGCAAGAGTTATATCTTCCGATTTACTTTAAGGAAAATATCATTGATGTTATACCGTCCGTCAATCCGCAAGAGCCAAAATACTGTGACCGCAATATCTGTATCAAGAATGAGCACAACGGTATAGGTTGTGATGAATGTGAGGTCACAAAGAGTCAAGAGCCAAAGGTAGGTGAGTAATTTGGGAATAAAAGATTTAACAGGACAAAAATTTGGCAAATTAACTGTTTTAGGTATTAGTGGAAGAAATAAATATAATGCGATTATATGGATGTGCAAATGTGATTGTGGTAATTATACAGATGTTTTATCACGTAGTCTTATAACAGGACATACTAAATCATGTGGATGTATAAAAGGATATAAACAAGTAAAACATAATACTGAAATTAAATATCATGGTGGTTCAAATATCAGATTGTATCATGTTTGGGTTGATATGAAACAGAGATGTATAAATTCTAACAAATCTAACTATGTTTGGTATGGAGCAAAAGGGATTAGTGTATGTGATGAATGGAAAGATTTTGAAAAATTTAAAGAATGGGCATACGAAAATGGCTATGATGATAAAGCACCAGTAGGATATTGTACATTAGATAGAATTGATAATGATAAAGATTATGAACCACAAAATTGCAGATGGGTAAGTATGGCAGAACAAAACAGAAATAAATCTTATCATCGTTATGTGGAATATCGTGGAGAAAAATATACTGTTACACAACTTGCAGATAAGGTAGGAATGAATAAAGACACATTAGTATATCGTCTAAATGCTAATTGGTCTGTTGAAGATGCAGTAAATAAACCAATAAAAAGAAAGAATTGCGGTGCAAAGATGGAAAGTGAGGATAAGGAATGAATAAAAAATTGGCAAATTTAACCGTGAGCAAATCAGCAGATTATTATGATAAAGTTGTTAAAGCACTTGAAGATGCTGGGTTTTTATTAGTGCTTGAGGTGGAAACATCAACAGATAGGTATTATATTGTGGCAGAAAGTGAGGTAAGGGAATGAGAAAAGATGAATTTTCAATAGTCGAAGCCTACGGAAAACAAATGATAAAGGAAACCCTACAAGAGTTAAGGGCAGAGATTGATAGAGAGGGCGACTATTATGATACCAATGTAGACCAAGATATTGCTAAAGGTCTGTATAAGGCGGTTCAGATTATCGACCGCAAGATAAGTGAGGTGAGTGAATGAAAGTATATGTAGTAACGGCTGATGCTTGGGAAATGGGTTATGGAGTGGAAATGTACCTTATAGGTGTATTTACCGATAAAGCAAAAGCAGATGAAGTAGCAAAAGAATATGAAGAAGATATGGGCATAGTAACCGAAGCAACTTTGGACGAAATATATCCACTAAAAAGAATGGATAGTTATTGGTCTGAACGTTCAAATGATAAGTATTTAGGGGGTTATGTGGAATGAAAGTATTGATTGAGATAGACGAGGGGTTGTATCAAGAAATACTAGATAATGCTATGTTTGCTCCTAAAATTATTCCAGATGTGAAATGGGCAATTACAAGTGCAATGGTAAATGGAATCCCACTTAACGGCACTAACGGAGAAGTGCTAAAGGCGGTGTTTCCGAATGAATCGGATTTTGAAACGGATTTTGATGAAGATTGGTGGAATGCAGAGTACAAGGGGGGTGGAGTAATGTACGGATCTATTCTGGTTAACGAAATCGAAGTTATCTGTTATCCGAATAATGACGGCGGGTTTTGGTATTTTGACCCAACAACAGGAAAGATTATCGAAATAGAGGGGTAGTAACGTGAACAAACAATTTATCGAACAAATGAAAGCCCAACGCGCTCTAGTTAAACGTAATATCGAGGAGATTTATTCCGCTATGTGCGTGGTTTTATTCGAAAGAGGTATGGACGTTGACGAGATAGGGTTAATTGTGGAAGCGGTGCAGCTTAAATGGGAAGAAGTCGCAGCAGACAATACACTCAACATGTGCGACTTGTGTGTTGAATTAACAGGAATAGAGATAAGGGAGAGTAGATAATGAACTTGGTCGAGCTAAAGGAATTATATGAGTCCAATGACCGGATAAAAGAATACACTGATAAATTTATGAAGAACCATGGTATCACAGAGGTTGAGACAGCTCTTAAGTGTATGGCGGTTAAGAATTTTATCAAGTATGTAAAGGGAGGAAACTAAGGAAGTGATAACATCTGAAATTCACGATAAAGGTTCTGAAGGTCTTAAGTTATTAAAGGATGTAAAGCACATTACATACCAGATAGAAGTATTGCAGGAACAGATAGATGAAGTGTATACACAGCTGACTAATACAACAGTTAAGCCTAAAGAGATTAATGTAACCACAAGCACACCAGCAGATCCTATGGCAGATAGGATAATCACAATGCTTGAATATCAAAAGCAGATTGAAGAATATCAAGTGGAGCTGTATAAGAAGAAGGTCAAGGTTATAACACTGCTTAAGTCTATGGAGATAGAGGAACAGAGGATATTAATCTTAAGATACTTCAAGAGCTGCACTGTTGAGGGTATAGCCGACAAGATAGGTTATACATATCGCTGGGCATGGGAGAAGTTACACCAGGCAGAAAGCAACTTCATTGACCTGTACTCAAAGACTACATAGAACTACATAGATAACATAACTTATACTGTAAGATGGAGAAAGAAAAAGGAAATGGCTAGAGACTTTAGCAAATCCTTCTACAACTCAAAGGAATGGAAGAAACAAAGAGAATATATATTGCGTAGGGATTCTTATCTCTGTGTACTCTGTGGACAACCTGCAGAAGAAGTTCATCATAAGATCTACTTAACACCGGAGAACATAAACAATCCTATGATATCACTGCATGAGAGCAACCTAATAAGCTTGTGCGGCGATTGTCATAAAAAAATACACGCAAAAGACCAAATAAATGGTCAAAATGTGTTACCTTTGATCACTTTTGATGAAGAAGGCAATCCGATTTTGGTCTGAGATCCCCCCCCTGGGGTCGGCCTCTCGGAAAAAATCAAAAAGACCGCGCCCCCAACCTTTCTCTAGCCGGACGGAAGACTATACATAACCCCCCTCCCCAAAAAGAGGACAAAAAAATGAACAAGGAAGACTATATTCGAAAATACAAAAACATATACAAGTCCATAGATAAAAGCAACAAGAAGAAATCACTTGAACTGATTGATAAGCTTGCTGATGTTCTGGTAATGATGGACGAATGTAAGCAGCACATAGATGAAGAGGGCTGTGTGACTGATATGTCACAGGGTACCTATACAATACAGCGTGAAAACCCTTGGTCTAAAGTATACGATGCAAAGAGCAAGCTGATGATCTCATTGATTGAGAAGCTTGATAAGATGCTCCCTGATCAGAAGACAGAGGGCATCACAAAGGCAGGAGAGAATCTTGCTAAATTTGTAGCCGGCGGTAGACCTGTTGAACTACGTTAAAGAGTATTACAAAGAAATAGCAAGCGGAAAAATAGAAGCTTGCGAAGAGATCAAGGGAATATATAAAAGAATGACAGAGGAAATGGATTGTAAAGATGATTCGTTTCCTTTTTGGTTTTTAGAAGAGTCCGGGCAAAGAGTAATAGACTTCATTGAGAAGTTCTGCAAGCACTATCAAGGTGATCATGCAGGTGAATACGTTAGATTGGAATTATTCCAGAAGGCATTTATACAATGTCTCTTTGGCTGGCTTGAAAAGGAAACCAACAGAAGACGCTTTAGAGAATACTTCTTTGAAGTTGCACGAAAACACGGCAAGTCTTTTCTGTCCGGATGTATAGCGGTGTATATGATGGCAGCAGATGGTGAACCTGGTGCAGAAGTGTATTCAGCGGCCACAAAGCTTGACCAGGCAAAGATAATATACAACGCAGCAAAGAACATCATTGACCAGAATGAAGATTTAAGAGCCTTGATTAAGTCTACGCGTGAAGGATTGAGCTTCAAAATGACAAGAAGTATCATGAAGCCTCTTCCGAATGAGAGTAAATCCCTTGACGGTCTGAATATTCATTTTGCGGCCTTGGATGAAATCCATGAACAAAAGGACCGTAATATGTATGACGTTCTTCGTCAAGGAATGAAAGCAAGAAAACAGCCCCTTATTGGTTGTATTACCACTTCTGGATTCAGAAGAGAGGGCCTATATGATAATTTACACGATTACGCTACTGATGTAGCTCTGGGATCTATTAAGGATGATAGACTCTTTCCGGTTATATACAAGCTGGACTCACTTGATGAATGGCAGAATCCTAAATGCTGGATAAAAGCAAACCCCGGTCTAGGGACTATCAAGAGCTATATTCAATTAGCGGATGATGTTGAACGTGCAAGAAATGACGCTTCATATTTGCCCACATTGTTGGTTAAAGACTTTGACATGAAGCAAAATGAGGTATCTGCATGGATGCCTTTAGAGAATGCCGTTAACAAGACAAAAATTGATATGGATTACCTCCACGGATCTTATGCAATCGGTGGGTGTGACTTATCAGCAACTACAGACTTGACCTGTGCAACATTGTTAATACAAAAGCCTGATGATTACAACGTCTATGTATTACAAAAATACTTCTTACCACAGGCAAGAATAGACAAATTAGACAATACACAGAGCAAAGAAGCACCTTATAGGCTTTGGGCTGAAAAAGGATGGCTTGAAATCAATGAAGGAGCGCAAGTAAGTTATTCCAATGTAACAAAATGGTTCCTTGAAATGGTTAACAAGCATGATATCCGTCCTCTGTGGATATGTTATGACCGCGCTTTAACAGGTTATTGGGTTCCGGAAATGGAAAGCTACGGCTTCGAAATGGAGAAGACCGCACAGGGTCCGTTTACCTGGTCACAACCTATGAAATTAATGGGTGCAGCATTCGAAGAACATAGGGTTATATACGATGATAATCCAATGTTGAGATGGTGCCTCTTAAATACAGCTAAAAAATCAACCAATGCAGATGGTATTGAAACCATTCAACCTGTGAAAATCCAACAGAACAGGCGAATTGATGGAATGGTATCTCTATTGAATGCTTGGGTTGGATATACAAAACACTATGATGAGTACACAGCATATGTGAGGTAGAAATGAGCATAATAAGCAAGTTATTCAGTGGAGCGCGTAACTTCGTAAGCAAGTTTACACGTTATCGTGAGTTAGGAACATTCCAGGCGGTGTTTACACCCTTCGGAAGTGATATGTATAAGAGTTATCTTATCAGATCATGTATCAGACCAATAGCAGAACATACAAGTAAAGCAAATGCGGTCTGCAAGGATAAAGAGTTAACAAAGCTCTTGAATGTCCGTCCAAACATGTATATGAACGGTAAGGATTTCTTATACAAGACAAGAACTCTTCTGGAACTGAAAAACACGGTATTTATCTATTTAGAGCGCAACGAATTAGACAGAGTTATAGGACTTTATCCTGTACCTTATAGCTGGTTTGAAGCCTTAGAAGCCAATAATGGCTTGTTTATCAGATTTCACTTTGACGGTGTAGCAGATACCTATGTTATACCGTGGGATGATTTAGCAGTCTTAAGAAAAGACTATTGTACCGGAGATATAGCCGGAGAAGACAACAGCCCTATTCTTACAGTGTTAGATGTTATCAACACAACTAATCAGGGTGTATCAAATGCAATCAAGGCCACGGCTAATCTCAGAGGTATCTTGAAAAACACAAAGGCAATGCTTAACCCCGAAGATGTTAAGAAGTCTAAAGAGCAATTTGTTGCTGATTACATGAATCTTAACAATGAAGGTGGTATAGCGGCCCTGGATGCAAACCAGGAGTTCACACCTATAACATTATCACCCACAGTAGTATCTTGGGAGACCAGGAAAGAACTCCGCGAGGATGTATACAGGTATTTTGGCGTATCAGACGCAATAGTGCGTAGTGATTACACAGAGCAGCAGCTTAATGCGTTCTATGAAGCAAAGATTGAACCTTTCCTTGTGGCTTTAAGTATTGAGCTGACATGGAAGTGCTTCTCTGAAAGATCCCGCTCATATGGTAGCGAAGTAATATATGAATCAAACAGAATGCAGTATGCAAGCAATCAGACAAAGCTTGCAATGGTTGCAATGGTTGACCGTGGAGCAATGACACCAAATGAGTGGAGATTCTTGTTTAACATGGCTCCTATTGAGGGTGGGGATACACCTATAAGAAGGTTAGATACAGCAGAAGTAACTGATGAACAGATTACAAATGTGGAGGAAGAAGAAAATGATCCGGAATGAGCGAGAATATAGAACATTCTCTTTAGATACACAGGAAGAGAATGATTACAAGGTAAGAGGATACGCTTCAACATTCGAACCGTATGTTCTTTACAGTTATGACGGTGTGGACTATTCAGAAAGAATAGATCCTCATGCTTTCGACAAAGCAGATATGAGTGATGTGATTTTCCTTTATAACCATGAGGGAATGGTCTATGCAAGACAGAAGAATGGAACTCTTACTGTTGATGTAGACGGTCACGGCCTACTTATTGAAGCTGACTTGTCAAGCACATCCCAGAGCAAAGAAGTATATGAGGCAATCAGAAGCGGTCTGGTTGATCAGATGTCTTTTGCTTTTACTGTAGAGGATGATGAATACGACAAGACAACACACACACGAATTATACACCGAATTGGGAAGGTGTATGATGTTTCCGCTGTTAGTATCCCAGCTAACCCCGGAACAGATATAGCAACTGTATCAGCACGAAACTACTTCAACGGAGTGATTGAAGCAGAACAGGCGGAGAGACTTGAACGTGAGAAACAGTTACAGGTAGCAAAGGCAAAGTTCAATTTTTTGGAGGTTAACAATGGAAATTGAGAAGATGAATCTTACAGAGGTTATTGAGAGACTTGCTGCTCTTGATGAAGAAGTAAGAGATATGACAGAGGTTGCTGATGTAGAAAAAGCAACTGAAGAGAAGAAAGCACTGCTTGAAAGAAAGGCAGAGCTTGAAGCACTTGAAGAGAGAAAAGCTACGGCAGCAGCACTCTCTACAGGAGAAATCGAAGGAACAAAGAAAGAAGTTGGAGGAATTACAAAGATGGAAGAGAAGAGATTTACAGTGGACTCTGTTGAATACAGAGACGCATATCTTAAGAAACTTATGGGAAAGAACCTTTCTGTTGAGGAAAGAACAGCACTTACAGACGCAGCTGACCTCATCCCTACAGAAACACTTAATCAGATCTATGGCAAGTTAGCAGAGAATCCCCTTATTGCTGAGATCGATGCACTTCACATTCCCGGATACGTTAGCGTACCTGTAGCAACTACAGTAGATGATGCTAATTGGGTAGCAATGGGAACAGCTGCAACAGATTCAGCAGATGTAATTGATTCTGTATCACTTACAGCTAAGAAACTTATCAAGACTGTTGAGATCACAGCTGATATCCAGGCAATGAGCATTCCTGCATTCCAGACATGGCTTGTTAACAAGTTAGTTGAGAAGATGGAGACAGCTATCTGTGCTGCAATCCTTAACGGTGCCGGCACAACAGAAGCAACAGGTATCACATCTGTTGTAACAGCTTCTTCAGCAATTTCGTCTCCTACACTTGCAAAGCTTGCTAAGTTCATGGCAGAAGTTGGAACAGCTTACCACACTGATGCGGTTTGGGTAATGTCTGCAGCAACATTCTTTAACAAGATCGTTCCTATTGCAAACGATAGCAACGGTGTTCTTGTTATGAATGGCATTGATTACCAGCTCCTTGGTCACAAGGTAGTTCTTGACGGCCACGCACTTGCAAAGGTAGGTTCTGAGCAGTCAGCTACAGAGCATATCTTCTTCGGCTCATTCAAGAAGGGCTATGTATTCAACTACGGCGAAGACATCACAATCAAGGCTGATGATTCAGTGGGCTTCAGAGCAGGATCTACAGTATACAGAGCAATGGCTCTCTGTGATGGAAATGTAGTTGATGCTGATGCTTTTGCATTCGCAGCAATTTCTTAAGATGGAGGTAAGTGATGTTAGAGAAAGTTAAGCTTGCTCTACAGATCACTACTACTGAATTTGATTCTGACATAGAAGACAATATAGCAGCAGCCAGGGCGGAACTTATCCGCGCTGGTGTGCTTGCTGAAAAAGCAAACAGTGATACAGATTCACTTATCACAAAGGCTATTAAAACTTTCTGTCAGAGGGAATACTATGAAGATGATCTGTCAGACAGATTTGATGAAAGTTGGAAGTATCAGGTAGAAAACTTGCGTAAGTCGGTTGGCTACGGATACGAGGTTACGGCATGAGAACAGATACGATCACATTAGTCACTCAGTATAAGAGTGGTAAGCAGGTTCTTGAAAACACTCAAGATATATTCGGACAGAGAAAATCATTAAAGCGTAATGAATTTTATGCTGCTTATGGTGTGGGGTTAAGACCTACATACATATTTGAGATTAATCCGGCTGAATTTAAGCTTGCGGACATTACTGTTGATGGAAAGACTTACCACGCAACACATATACGCTTCAACGGTGACTTATATGAGATTATCCGTACTTATGAAGTGGATAGATTCAATATGGAGATAACCGTCAAATGAGTGGATTAAAAATGACTACTAACGGTGATGAAGTGCTTGCAGATCTTACTGAGTATGTGGGCCAGATACAGGATAAGCTTGATGATGATACCATTAAGGAATGCTTAAGGGAAATCGGAAAAGTAATTAAGGGCTATGTCCGTCAATATGCACCGAAAAGGTCAAAAAAGAATCAGACACACATCATAGACGATATCAAATCCAGCGTTAAGAAGAGTAAATCCACAGGAAACTATTTTGTTACTGTATCAGGCGGCCCCGGTTCCGGTTATAGATGGAATTGGGTTAACGGCGGTCATGTTGCCGCTAATGGAAGATTTGTTGAAGGTAATCACTTTGTTGATAAGGCTGAAAAGGCTTGTGAGCAAGAAGTGACATCCATAGTAGATAAATACATAGAAAGGGCATTAAAGTGAGCGATTTACAGACATTTATTGAGGATTGTCTTAACATTCCTTGCATACCGGAGAATCAGGCCGTAATGGATGGCTCCTTTATGATAACCCCTTATATGGTTGAGAGTCTGAAAGGTGATGGAAAAGTCCAAAACGTCACAGTTTTGTCTTCTGTGGAGTTATTCTATGAAGATAAAAGTGATGCGGTTGCAAATGGTATACTATTGAGTTCTTCACTTAATGAAGAAAACAATTATGTAGCAGATGATCCTGATTTCACTTTTGAAAATGAAGCACAGATATGGCGCACCACGGTAAGGGTGCAGGAGGTAATTAACAATGACTAATACAAGTAAGCAGGCTTACAAGATTAACATTAAGAAACCTGTATACTGTGAAGTTCTGACCGATACAACAAACGGCACTACTTACGGTGACGTTAAATCACTCGGAGAAGCACAGCAGGTTCAGTTAACAGCCACAACTTCAACAGGCCAGCTTTATGGTGATGGTGCTATTGTTGATAGTTCTGCTAAGTTGGCAGGTATCACAGTAGTGCTTTCAACTACAAAGATAGCTGTAGAAGCTCTGGCAGATATCTACAACTACACTGTTACAAATGGTGTGGTACAGATTGAAGCAGGTGTTCAGGCTAAGTACATCGCTCTCGGATATGAAGTTGAACAGACTTCTGGTGATTCAGAGTATGTATGGCTCCTTAAGGGTAGACCGCAGCCTCTTAATGCTGATATCAGTCAGTCAGAAGCAAACATCAACTACTCAACCGATCAGATGACTGTTGACTTCGTAAGAAGAGTATCTGATTCAATGATTGAGTATTTTGCAGATGCAGCAAATGCTGATTTCACAGCTTCGCAGGCAGCAGCATGGTTCACAAATGGACCCAGCGCACCGGTAACACCAACACCGCCTACTCCGTAAGCAATAATATAACAATCAAGAAGGGGTGAGCTTAAAGCTTGCCCCTACTTTTTTAGTAAGGGGACACGCTATGAAGACAATACAAGTTAAACCTGTTCCTGAGATTGCTATCAAGTTAAAGGATAAGACATACAAATGTACCTTTAACATGCTTGCTATGGCCAATATGCAGGAAGCATTCGGAACACTTGAAAAAGAAGAAGGACTTGAATCTATATCACCGGCACATATGTGTGCATTCGTACTATATGCAGGTATTAAGGCCAACAATGATGATTTTACCATGGATGAAGCTAAAGCTTTGGCTATGGTAATAGGCCCCGGCTCTTATGGTGAAATAATAGGAATGTTCAACGAAGCCGTGATGGATTCTATTGATGATAAGACGGAAAAAGAGCTAAAAAAAACTTTGGCCCAGAAGGTTGCGCAAATAATGAAATAGACCTTCATATAGATGAAGCATATTACTTATGTGTGACAAAGTTAAACATGAGTGATTCAGACTTCTGGGCAAGTAGTTACAGACGCATAATATATATGGTGGATTCATATAACAAAGAAATGTCACAGAATACACCGGAATTACCACAAACCAAAGAGATTCACAGTATGAAAGAAATCAGAGGGTGGTTATGAGCAAATCATCATACAAAAAAGTAATAGCACTCGGATTAGATTATTCGGAATTTCAGGGAGGTATTAAAGAATGTACCTCTGAAATGAAGAAGCTTGATGCTGAATACAAAGATGTAAGTTCAAGCATGGAAAAGAGTGCATCCAAATCAGATCAGTTAGCAGAAAAGAATGAATATCTTACCAAAAAGATTCAGCTACAGACCAAAAAGGTTGAGTTAGCAAAAGAAAAATATGATCAGTTGGTTGAGAGTCAGGCAAGCACTTCTGCTATCAATAAAGCGGCAGCAGCATATCATAATGAACAGGCTCAACTTAATCAGTTGAATAATGAAATGTCAGATACAATAGTGGCCCAGAGTGGACTACAGCAAAGTTGTATGGCATTGGCGGCCGTATTCGGTATTATAGCGGCAGCAGCAAGAGAGTGTATAACATCTGTAGCAGATTATGCTGATGAAATCGAAACACTTTCAGCACAGACAGGTGTTGCTGTTGAGACTCTTCAAGGATGGGACTATGCTTCAGAGTTAATTGATGTATCACTTGATACAATGACAGGAGCCTTCCAGAAGCTTGAAAAGAGTATGGCTTCTAATCCGCAGGCATTTAGAGAATTAGGAGTTGCTGTAACGGATTCAAGCGGTCAGATGCGTAATGCTGAAGATGTGTTTATGGATACAATAGACGCATTAGGCAGAATTGATAATGCAACCGAACAGGACCAGATGGCTATGGAAATCTTCGGTAAAAGTGCAGTTGAGTTAACCGGAATGATTGATGCCGGATCTGAAGGATTGAAAGCTTATTCACAAGAGGCTCAAGCATTAGGTCATGTGTTAACAGATGAACAGGTGCAGGCATGTTCACAGGCTTCTGATGCAATTTATAGAATGAATGAATCCTTTGAAGCTGCAAAGAATCAGATAGGTGCAAGCCTTGCTCCTATAATCATAGCTGTATGTGATGCTATTGCAAAAATACCTACTCCGGTAATGACAGCTGTTATAGCAATCGCTTCATTGGCAGCAGTCATAGTTACATTAACAATGGCTATATCATCGGTTAAAGCAATATTTGTAGCATTTTCAGCGGTCATAGCGGCCACAACATCAGCAATGTTGCCTCAGTTGGCAATAATCGCTGCAATAATCGCTGCTATAGCACTGTTAGCGGTGGCAATTAAAGAAATAATTGAGCTTTATAAGGAATGGAAAAAAGAACAGGAAGAAGTGGCTAAAATGAAAACTCCGGAAGTTCATTCTTCTGGTGGCAGCAGTTACCACGGAGGCGGTGGCCACTACAGAGCAAAGGGTGGAACTGTTCAGGTAGGTGAAGATACAACATGGGTTGGTGAAAACGGACCTGAGTTAGTTTCATTACCTGCAGGTTCAAGAGTATATACAAACAATGAGAGTAAGCAGATTGTAGGCGGTACAACATATAACATCAATATGAACTGTGATTTGAGCAGAATGAAGACAGTAAACGATGTTATTAATGCAGTGCAGGGCTTACAGGTATCTGCTGGATGTATGTGAGGTAGAAATGGCTACAGTTAATCTTCAATTTGATCATGCAATACAAAAACGTTATCAATTAAATAGTCAACCATATCCTGCACAAACAACAATATATTCTGGGGATGCAATCTTTGGGTATAATGCAAACAATACATATAGTGATTATTATTATTTAGATTTATATTACAGAATAACGGATGATATACTTGCATATAAATTTTCAGATATACCTCAAGATAGAACTCAAGTACATTGGTCATCATTAGATGCCTATACTTTTTGGCCTGATGGAGATATTTCTCATTCTGACAGCTGTTGGGCATATTCTTTTGTTGCAACTGAAAAAGATGTTTATCGTTATATATATTATGATGATAGTGCTAATAATAGGTATGAAGTCACAACATTAGCTAATGGAAGATTTGTATTATATCATAATTACAATGATATTAATGTCGGAATACATAAATTAGAAAACGCTGAGTATCTAGTGATTGGATTAAGACCGTCACAAAATTTTGTTTTTTCTGAGTTAGCAAAAAATGGATATGAAAAAGGAATTTTTCATAATATTGAAGATACTTATGTAACAATAAACACAGAAGACATTCCCCTTGTTGCAGATAACATATATCCTATAAATGTTAACTGTAGAAATGACAGAGTGATAAATGTTACTTGGGATTTAATTAATCCAAGAGACTATATATATGAAGGTCAACCGATATATTACCCGACTGAAGCAACTGTTGAAGTTACCCAGGGCCAAACTGTAAAGACATATACAACTACCGAAAGCTATGTATCATGTCCTATACCTGCCAATGAATTGGTACCAGGAGAAGCAACTTATAAAGTAACACTTACTTCAAACTATGGCCGTTCTTATGATAGTCCAGAGCAAACCTTTACAGTAATCGGTCAGACTTCAGCACCGGAAATAACAAACATAACTCAGGATAGTTTTCCTACTATTACATGGATATGTGCAGATCAGGCAGCTTGGGAGTTACTTATAAGGGATAATAATTCAGTTGTATATCATTCAGATATGAAAGCAGGAACTGAACAAAGCTTTACATTACCGGTTATGCTTGAAGATGGCTCATATTCAGTTGAAATGAGAGCCTTAAACATATATGGATATTATACAGATTGGGGTAGTTATGGTTTTGTATTATCACCTGAGAAACCCACGGCAGCTACAAACCTTATAGTATCAACCAATGCAAATTATACAGTTACTATTGACTGTACGGCCCCAGAGGATGCAGGTACCTTATACGTTGTTAGACGTAGGACACCAAATGACAAAGCTGAGATCATAGGTGAATACAATAATGGATTCACTGATTACTATGTTCCTGTTAATACTACATATGAATATGCAGTAAGAAACTATGTAACAGGATACGCAGATACAGACTTTATAGATGCAACTATCAAATGTCCCGGAGTTGTAATCAGAGACGGTGAAGACTTATCAAGATTCATTCCATTATGGAAGAATGATAATGAAGAATTTGATGTTATATCAAATAATAGCCGATCTGATACGCTGGTGCAGTGCTTGGGAAGAAAATATCCTGTAAATGAAATAGGGGAGTGGTTAACATCCACCAGAACATTTACAGCTCATGTATCAAGTTTAGATATGCTTAAGCTGAATGATATCAATCTCAATAGCAAGTGTGTATATTTACAGAACAAAGATGAATGTATTCCTTGTAAAATGGAGATTAATGATGCGGGAGAGTATAACGGCGGTGGCCGTATCATCAACTTCACCTTAACCAGAATAGATGAGGAAATGGCATGAATATAGACTTTGAAGGCTACACAAGGGCGCAGATAACAACTGCGCTCTTTTCTTCTGCCCGGAAAGTCAGATATGAATACAGCGTTGAGAATGCACTTGGCGCAGTCTTAGGACTGTTAGAGATTCAAAACGGCTCTATAACATATGATTCAAAGGCGGATGTAATGCGGACATTTAACGGATATGTTAAAAAGTCCGACTTAATGAATATTGATTGCATAGATTACCGAATAACACCCTGGTTATGTCTTCAGATGCCGGACGGTAAAGAAGCAAAGTGGCCATTAGGTAAGTTTTTGGTGGTTCCCTATGTTGAGGGCAATTCAAATATAAATATGATCCGTATAACCGGGTATGACTTCGGTAAGATTGCGTATGATGAAAAAACAACATCAAGGTTTTATGTTCCTGCGGGAGCAGTATATACGGCTTATATAGCTCAGTTGCTTGATGAATATGACAACCTTGATATAGATGCTTCAACAGCAACTAAAGCTTTTGCCCAGGAATGGGATATTGGAGAGGTTGATTTGCATCTGGCCAATACACTATTGGCGGCAATCAATTACACTCCACTTCACTTTGATGAAAACGGAGTAGGGCAGGCTTCAGAATATGTAACACCTACAGACAGATTGCTTGATTTCTCATATATAGCAAATCAGACATCAATTATCACTGACGGAATATTGATTGAATCCGATAAGTTCAACATTCCAAACAAGTGGGTAAGATACACGGAGAATGTAGATGCAGCTTATTTGATTTCAACCTATGTCAATGATAGTGAAGCAAGCCCATATTCAACAGTAAACAGAGGAAGAACTATTGTAGACATTCAGAATGTAGAGGATATAGCAGATCAGAACACTCTGGACGCTTACACCATTAAGGTGGCAAATGAAGCAATGCAGGTCACAGATACTTTAACATTTAGCACCTTGAACATGCCCGGACACGGCTATCAAGAATGTCTCTGGGTAGAGATACCAGAATATGGCATAGCAGATAAATATGTTGAAGTAGGCTGGGATATGAATCTTACACAAGGCGGTCTAATGACCCATAGATGTGAAAAGGCGGTATCACTTGTATGAATAGCAATGATTTACTTAAGACTATCACAAATGCACAACCAAAACCGGAGGCAACTACAAAGCTTGCAAAGGTTACATCAATAAGCGGCGGCACATATGTGCAGTTCTATGGAGAGGATACACCTTCCCAGATGAACTATAAAAAGATTGCTTCAGTTGGAACCCTTGCGGTAAACAATACGGTCATTCTTACCAAAATAAACGGATCATACATTATAACAGGGAGGGTGTCATAAATGGAACAGGTTATATATACCGTCAAGTTAGACTTAACGGATAACGGATGCTTTGATTCTGGGTGGAGAATTAAACAGGGTGATAACGCAAACAGTTATCTGAAGGTAAAAGTAGAGAATAACGGAGTTGTATACTTCAATCCTCTTAACCTTCCTGAGATAGTATTCCATAGACCGGATGGAAGCACAGTTGTATCCGTGATGTCAGCAGGAACAGATGATTTCTATACATATACCATAGTAGGTAATGAATTGGCAGTTGCCGGTAATGTGGTAATGGATGTGAAATTTACTGATTCTGGAAGAACATCAACAGCTTCATGCACATTTTTATGTGTGCCGGATACAATCAGCGGAGATCCTTTCGGAGCAAGTACATAT